CCGAGCATGGCTGCAATGCCATTAACTCTTTCGGCTGTTTCAAATTGCTTGTCGTTGTTCATAACTTCAATAGGTGGTTCTTTAGCAAAAATATTTTGTTTACCGTATTCGGTAGTAGTTGTCATTGAATTCAAAGTAGGTGATAGGCGAGGATGAAAGTTCAGGTCGCCATGCCTACTTCAATAACCCTTTTTACGAATAGGTTTTGGTTTAAGAGGTTTCTTTTTCATGAGCCTGTTTTATAACCCTGCTCAAATCCCTTTGATGTTCCATCAGCTTTCATCTTCTTTCTACGAAGACGCTCCGCATTTCTTCTTTGCATTTCTTTTGCAGAATTCCACTCCTGCTTTGCATCGTTATATTCGCCCATAATTAAAAATTAAGATCTGAGTTGTCTAGTTTTTCAAGTAAGTCATTTCTATAAGCTGGATCTGTTTCATAACGTGGATCACTCATAGCTTGTACTAATTCAGCTTGGCTTCTAAAAACTTCACCAGATTTAGATGGTCTCTTACCTTGTAGCATTCGCCCTTCGTAACCATTGGCTTCGTTATACTTAGCTTGCATTGCGGTTAATCCCATTTTGATTGCAGCAACATTGCCACTATCTATTAGGTTGTCGAAAGCATCTATCTCTTGTTCCGGTAAATTATCCGCAGCCCATTCAGTTAAGTTGTCATAAGCATCAGCTCCGCCAACTGAGTTCTGGACTTCATTAACACTTGCCTCACTTAACTCAGTAGGTTGTACTTGAGAATTAGGATTGTTCCTTTGGATTTCTAGGTAAGCATTAACAAGATCTTGGCTACTCATACTGGAGAACTTTTCTATGGTTTCAGAAGTTAGTTCACCATTGTTTTGATAGTATTCAGCCGAAGCTTCTTCTATTAAACTGACCGCAGGAGACGCATCAGGTACCTCCTCATCAGCTCCTTCTCCTTCTCCTTCGTAGTCTTCTCCTTCTTCGTCATTATTACTACCTAGTTTTTTTTGTAGTTCTATGTAAGCTGATTCAAGATCTTCAGCGTTCTTGTACTTACCTGCTAGTAGTTGTTCTTGTTGTTCTACTAACTTTTCACCAACCTCCAGAGAGTCATGTTCTTCTTCAGTTAAAACTTCTGAATCTGGTGTGTTGTCATATGTTAATGTTTCTGCCATTTATTCCGTAGGTGGTTGGGGTTGTTCTTGATCTTGTTGCATACCTTGCATGTTCTTACTGTCTACTAATTTTGAATTAGCAAATTGACCAGCTTGTTCAAGTAAGGTTTGACTCTGCTGATCCTGTTGAGCTGTCTCTTTATCCTCTGCCATCTGTTCTTTAGTCTTGACAAGATTTAATACGTCAATACCTTGTGCAGCAGCTAAGCGTTTTATCGCTTCTTCTGGGTTGATGTACGTCATTAAAGCTTGTGGACCTAATGTCTGAGCAATGGTTGCAATAAACATATTTAGGCTTTCTCTATCTTGACCACGACCTAAAGCATTAACACCCGCAACAATCTTGGGTCGTACTATATCTTTAGGTAACTTAGGAAGTTCATTAGATCTTTGCAAGACCAATAGCGTTCTTGATAAGTATGGTATTAAGAATGAGACGGTTAGTAATGAGAAGATCCCTCCAAGTTGTTGTTCAAGTTCTAACTGTGTAAGTCGAACCTCCTCGGCTGTAACCCTTTCAGCGTTTCTAACGTTCATGACAAGGAAAGCTTCTAGTAATCTTTTCTCAATACTCTGTGCAACATTTGCAGCAGTAGAAAAGTCAGCAGTCTTTCCAACTTGTATTACTTCTACGTCATCTTTTCGCCCTTGAACTATTGCACCATTAGCTGCTTTAGCAATGGTTGCTGGCTTCGTAGTAGAGGATGGGCTGACCAGAAAAATTACTTTCGATGCAGCCGCCGCGCCCTCAACGAGAGCTTGTGATAATCCTTCTAATGATTTGAGGTCGCCGAGAAATTCTTCTACTCGACCACGTCCATATTGCTCGCCATCTACCTCGTTAAAGGTTAGGACTAGCCAGGGGCTTGCACTCTTAGGTGCAGTACTTCTTGTCTCTGGGATTATCTTATCGAATACCTCTTGGTGCCATACCCATCTGCCGTTATCTAGTTTTACGTACGTATAAACTTCGACATCATCGGTAGCTCCACCTTGAGACTCATCGATTCCTGTGTTCGGGGTAGGGACTGGAAGGTCAAAACCGAGAACATCCTTATTAATCAATTCCTTTGTAACTATTTCTAGGACGTTACCATTTCCGTCACGGTTGACGACATACCTATTAAGAGGGTAATTCTTTATACCATCTTTACCCATAAATAATAGAGCGTTACCACCAACAATTAAATGTTTAAGTGCTTGATGGATAACTACTCTGTCATTTGATGCAGCGATATAGTCCATGACCATACGCTCCATCTTAGAGAAAGATAAATCTAATTCACTCCTTGCTTCCGGAGGTATCTCTTCACCTAACTTATCGTCTCTTACCTGTAGCTTAAAGAAGCTAGTCTGGGGAGGTAGGATGCTAAGCATTAGTTTTGCTGCTAATGCTACACAACACTTTGCTCCTACTGACTGCCAAGGTATATCTAACGTTTTATGTGTAGGTCTTGAAGATGTATCGTCTTGTATCAGGTACGGTAACGTGAGCTTAGAACATTCAACAGCTTTGTCTAGGAATTGACGTCGATCTGTAGCTAGTCGGTCGTATCTCTCACGTGCGAGCATCAGTTAAGTCCTCCGCCCGTTGCATCTGTACCTGTATTAACTTTTGGATTTAATTTAATTCTTAAAGAGCCAGTCCCTTGTGAAAACTCACCTTTTTTTTTGCGACTATCTTTAGCTCTCCTTACCTGTGGATTAACATCCTTAATTGTAGGTTCAGGAGTTGGTAAAGGTGGTCTTGGTGGCTCTGGTGGTGGTGGGGCTGGAGGTAAAGGTGGTGGTGGTGGATTACTTGGTGCTTTAAATAGACACATTAGATTTCTTCATCCATTATTGATTTGATGTATTCAATCACGCTAGCTTGACCAGCTCTATACATAATTGATTGAATGTCTTCTTTTGGGTGGATGGGTTGCCAACCAAAATGTTGCTCAAGCCTACCGATAAGTTCATCTAACCTATCGTTGTGGAGCTTAAGCGTATTGAGGGAGATTCCTGTTGTCATGTTCAAAAAACGCTGGCATTCTTCCAGCTTTGGTGGCAGTTAGTTGCGGTGCTTTCCCCTTATACATAAGGTTATCGCTAGTTTCGAGCCAAAATTTTCTGCTCAAATATTGATCAGTGCTTTCATACTTAAGAGGTTGCATGATCCAATTGATCGTCGCTTTACGTAGCTTGTCTAGCGATGGGCTAGGGTCGTGCCCCAGCTCCGCGCAGACAAGTGAGTTCGTTGCGACATGAATCTGTTCGTCCCTTGAGATGTCTGCTGAAACAGTAGCCAGACCTGCGTCTCCATTGAATCTAAAAAACGGTAAGAGCACGAAAAATATCGCTCTCTCTATCACTAATGCTTTAGTAATGGTGTGGTCAGGGTGACTATTCCAGGCATCTCTTAATAAGAAAGCTTCTTTTTCTGCGTTCTCATTTACACCGTGGGCATTGACTATATAATTTAATGCTAAGTCATGCTTCTCTTCATCTACTACGTTCGAAGCCAAGAGTTTTCTTGCACGAATAGGTACATCCTTCTCAAGTGCGTCGGTGATAAAATCCCCCACTGGTACTTCCATGTGACGAATTGCCAAAGCACGGTAGATGGTCTCTTCAGCTCCTTCTTTAAATTTTCCTCTTGTCGTTTGGACAGGATTCCATGTTCGCTTCCTTGCGAGTAACTTCTCATAAGGGTTCATTGTTGACAGTCACAGGTAATTTCATCTTGGGTACTCAATATATCTGCTAAGTAATTGTCAACGTCTTCCTGATCTAAGGCAGCATAAGCATCTGACTTATCTTGGACGTCGGACATAACTTGCAGGCTATAATAGAGAGACGTCTGTGGACTCTTTAGCCACTCGTCTATAAATGCTTCATCGTAAGTCACCATATCGCTCCAAGAATTGAAGCTATAGCCATGTAGCAATCCTGTTCTTTCAAGCATGATCATAATTTGATCAGCCACTTTCTTATATGTATCCCATCCAACTTCGGATGCGATCTCTACGTCACCATATTCATAATGTTGTACCCCAAATGTACCTGAATCCCTGTCTACTGTACGTGCAATAGGTGGTGCGATCTCTGGAGTTGACGTAAAGCCTTCGAGATCTGTACTTCTATATGAACAAGATGCAGTTGGAGCTATGGCGAATGCTCTATCCATCTTGTTATGTCTTGCTATCTCCGCAGCTTGTTCAATGCCCAACATGAGTTCCCGTGCTGCGATGCCACTGGTACCCTCAACCCACTCGCCTTTGTTTACTTTCTCAAGTGAGTCGCCAAACTGGGCATAAGTTATTTTGTTTTGTCTTAGGAAGTTAGCTAGTCCAAGGAATCCAAGTCCGACTTGGCGGTCCTCTTCGGGCGATTTATATTCTCCACTAGCTCCAACACCTGTTTCACTGTGGAGTCCACACAACGAGGACATACCCTCAGTGAAAGCTGAACGGAGTTCTCCAATTTCACAAGCTCCCAGGTTGATGTGTTGTAACAAACATGTGGATCTGCTTGAGATGAAGACTTCCAAACAAACGTTCGAAAAGATTCTATTTCCATTTTGATCGTGCTTTATTTTTGCGAGCCATATGTCCCCTCTTGCAATGCCTCTAAGGACTGCTTCCTTTGTTTCAGCGTTTGAATCAGCCCAGTCTTTTGGGGTGAGGTTAATGCATCTTTTGACCCAAGGAAGTTCCGCACGGGGAGTATGTATGAAGTCCAGAATATCAGGATGCCGCAAGTCGAGAGTAATAACGCAAGCACCATTGCGGTAGGTGCCCCCTCTCCTAAGAATTTCATTTAATGTTGAGTAGATTTTTGCAAATGAGACTGGTCCTGACGCAACAAGAGTGTCATTTCCTTTAGTAGTCTCGGTTCCTTTTGGTCGTAGTTTTGACAGGTGTACTGCGACGCCTGCTCCATTTCGTAGAGCATGTGATACAAATCTCCACGATGCTTCAATGCCATTGTCTCCCTCCATTGAATCGTCTACTACAAATACTGTGCATGACACTGGAAGACGTGAGGTGGGATCGTCTATCCAGGATTGGACTCTGCCAGTCCGTGCTATTTTGTTTGCCATTTATATCAGGTCAGTAAGGGTTGGTGTTTTATAGTTTGGTCCTTTAAGAACCTTGCCATCCTCACGCTTGATGGGTTTGCCATCTTCATCAAGTTTGGATAGGTTGCTTTGATGTATTCTTTCTAATGCTCTGTCTAAGTCCCAACCCATGTTCGCTGCATATTGATAGCAGACATAAACAAGATCGCCTAGCTCTTTAAGACATTCTTCTTTAAATCTATCGTGTTTTCTGAAGAGCATAGCTTCAGCATCTTGAAACTCTTCGTACTCTTCCTTGATTAACAGACGTTGATAAGATCTCGTCTTTAAGTCCTCAGAACTTTTAATCCCGTACGCTTTCCGGAACTCTTTGGCTTGTTCTGTATTCGATTTCATTTGATAAGTAATGGATGGCTTTGGATAGATCTTCTATGTCGTCGTTTTTATAACCTGCTCTACATACGTACTTGACTACGTTTCCGAGGTGGAATCCAAGTTCTTGGTCCCTAATAAAATCCCAAACATTAATGGAGCCTCGGCGGTAGTAGTTTGGTCCGTGGTCGTTGGTGGTTTCGGCCATGAGTTTAATAAGTTTTGAACAGCATTTCCCAGTACAAAGTTCTGTCTTTGCAGTGCCATTAAAAGTGTGATCAGATCCTTTTTCTGTGTCTTAGGATCATTGATCGCCATCTCAATGGTTCTCAACCGGAACTCTTGTTCCGTCGTCAGCTCCATACTCGGGGGAGGGGGTCCATAAGATTGGTTGTTTTGTGTCATGGTTGTAGTCGTCTGTTGTAAGTATTCGTGCGAGTCGTGCATTAACTAATGCGTCTGCTTCAGTCAAGCCTTTCTCTACGAAGGTCTCAGCGACTGCTTTCCATGTGTATCCTTTTTCTTCAAAGATACTTGTAGCTCTTTTGATGCCTATTGAGGGGCAGCCTGCGTAGCCGTCGGTGTTATC